GGCCTAAACCCTTGCGGCGCAATGAGTCTCATTTGAGACTCAAATAAGACTGCCCCTAGTCCCATTTAAGGCGGTTTAGCGGCAGTTAAGTTAAGTGAGGTTCTACTTAACTCTGTGCTGGTTACGTTCGCTGAGTTTGCAGCGATCAGAGGGTGCACCAAGGCGGCGGTGACGCACGCGAGCAAAAGCCGCATTGCTGATGCGGTGGTGATTAAGGATGACAAGAAGTGGCTGGATAGGGATCTGGCGCTGGAGCTATGGAACAAGAACACGCTGGCCAACAGCGTGAGCAAGGTGAGCCGGCCGGACCCGATTGAGGAGCCACCGAAGGATGCGGAGGAGTTGAAACGGCGCGTGAATGAGCTGCCAGATGATGCGATCCCTGATCTGAATGAGAGCAGGGCAAGGCGTGAGCACTATCAGGCGGAGCTGGCGAAGCTGCAGGTGACGCAGCAGCGCGGCGAGCTGGTACCAGCTGAGGATGTGAAGAAGGAAGCGTTCAAGGTTGGCCGCGGCGTGCGTGAGGCATTGGCGAATTTGGCGGACCGGCTTAGCCATCAGCTAGCGGGCGAGACTGATCCAACGGTGATCCATCAAGTGCTGACGCAAGAGCACCGCAGTGCGCTGGTGGAGCTGTGTGATGGCTAACGCATGGCGCGATGGGTTTATGGAGGGCCTGCGGCCTGAGGAGCCGCTGACGGTTAGCGAGTGGGCGGATCGTTATCGGCGGCTGAGCAGCAAGGCATCAGCGGAGCCTGGGCCATGGCGCACGGATCGGACGCCATACCTGCGGGAGCCGATGGACTGCCTAAGCAGCGAGAGCACGGTGCAGCGTGTGGTGATGATGTTTGCAGCGCAGACGGGCAAGACGGAAGCGGGCAGCAACTGGCTTGGCTATGTGATCGACCATGCACCGGGGCCGATGTTGTGCGTGCAGCCGACGATTGAAATGGCGAAGCGATTGAGCAAGCAGCGGCTTGAGAGCATGATCACGGAGACGCCGTGTTTGGCGGCCAAGATTGCGCCGGCGCGTAGCAGGGACTCCGGAAACACGATGTTCAGCAAGGAGTACAGCGGCGGGATCATGTTGATGGCCGGGGCCAACTCGGCTACCGGGCTGCGTTCGGCGCCGTGTCGGTATTTGTTTTGTGATGAGGTTGATGCGTTCCCTAGCGACGTGGATGGCGAAGGCGATCCGGTGGCGCTGGCGGAGCGGAGAACGACAACGTTTGCGCGGCGGAAGATTTTGCTGACCAGCACGCCAACGGTGAAGGACTTCAGCCGTATTGAGGCGGAGTATTTGCGGAGCGATCAGCGGCGGTTCTATGTGCCGTGTCCGAAGTGTGGCGCTATGGAGTGGCTGAAGTGGGGGCAGTTGAAGTGGGAAGACGGCCGGCCTGAGACGGTGCGCTATCAGTGCGAGCACTGCGGCGAGCGGTTTGAGGAGCTGCACAAGCCGGCGATGCTGCGAGGCGGTGAGTGGCGTGCGACGGCACCGGCTGGCAATGGGCGGACGGCTGGGTTTCAGCTGAGTGGTTTGTATAGCCCGCTGGGATGGTGCAGCTGGGAGCAGCTGGTGGATGATTTCCTGAGGGCCAAGGGTGACGCGCCGGCGTTGAAGGCGTTTGTGAATACGCGACTGGCGGAGACGTGGGAGGAGGACTATGCAGCGAAGATCAGCGCCGATGGCTTGATGGAGCGGCGGCAGGATTACAGGAGCGGGCTGTGCCCTAAGGGCGTGGTGCTGCTCACTGCTGGCGTTGACGTGCAAGACAACAGGCTGGCGGTGACGGTATGGGGATGGGGCGAGGGCGAGACGGGCTGGATGGTGTGGCACCAGGAGCTGATGGGCGACCCGACGCAGGTGGAGGTGTGGGGACAGTTGGATCAGGTGCTGGCGACTGAGTGGGATACCGAGAGCGGCAAGACGTTGAAGGTTGCGCAGATGGCGGTGGACTCTGGCGGCCACTGCACGCATGAGGTATATCGGTATGTGCGCGACCGTGTGGGCCAGGGTGTGGTGGCGATTAAGGGCAGCAGCAGGCGCAACAGCGCTGCAGTTGGCAAGGGCAGCAAGGTTGACGTGAACTGGCGCGGCCGGGTGATCAAGCGCGGCGTGACGCTATATCAGCTGGGTACTGACACGATCAAGACGACGCTGTTCGGCCGGCTGCGTCATAACCAGACAACCGGCGGGCTGCATTTTGGTATGGCTGCTGATGCGGAGTATTTCAAGCAGGTGACAAGCGAACGGCAGGCGTTGCGATATCACCGCGGGTTTCCGATTCGTGAATGGGTGAAGAAAGCAGGTGATCGAAATGAGGCGCTTGATTGTTTGGTGTATGGCTATGCGGCGATGTTGCTGTATGGGCGAAGGATGAATCAGGCGACGATGTGGCAGCAGTTAAGAGAGCAGTTGGAGGAAGGGAAGAAAGCACCGCTAAGATCGAGAAAGAAAGCACCGGCTGCGGCAGCGCCCGGATTCGTGAGCAACTGGTGAGGCTGTGGCGACTCCGATCCCATCTCAGATCAGGGCAGGCGACACGGTGAAGTGGACGCATGATGCGGCCACGGACAATCTGGGCAATGCGATTGATAGCGCCAGCTGGACGCTGACGTATTACCTGCGGACTAATACGGCAAGCGAAGGCGCGAGCGTGGTCGGCAGCGCTGATGGGACAGGGTGGACGTTCACGCTAGCCGCGGCCACTAGCGCTGGGTTTGATGCTGGCGACTGGTATTGGCAGGCGATAGCAACTAGCGGCAGTGAGAAGGTGACGCTGGGTGCTGGTCAGCTGGAGGTGCTGGCGGCGCTGGAATACAGCGGCACACCGGGTGCGTTTGATGGGCGGTCGCAAGCGCAGCAGGATCTGGATGCGGTGCAGGCTGCAATTCGCGCGATCATCAGCGGCGGCGCTAAGCAATACAGCATCGGCAGCCGCAGCTTTACCAAGTTGGATCTTGGCGAGCTGATGGAGCGTGAATCTAAGCTGAAGGCTGAAGTGAAGCGCGAACAGATGGCGGACCTGATCGCCAATGGTCTTGGCAATCCGCACAACCTGTTCGTGAGGTTCTGATGGGATTGCGCACGCGGCTATTTCGGGCGATGGGTTTTGAGCCGGTACGGCGTCGGCGGCCGCGTCGGATGTATGAAGGCGCGACTGTAAGCCGGCTTACCACTGACTGGATAGCCGGTGGCACCAGCGCAGATGCTGAGATCAATGGCAGCCTGACGCGACTGCGCAACCGTGCGCGGCAACTGGTACGCGATTCGGACTATGCGCGGCAGGCAAAGCGCGCCGTGATCAACAACGTGATCGGCACTGGCGTCAAGCTGCAATCACAAGTGATGATGCAGCGCGGCGGCAAGCTTGATGAGCAGATCAATCTGGCCATTGAGAACGCATGGCGCTATTGGGGATATAAGCAGCACTGCGACGTGGCCGGGCGTTTGTGTTTTGCCGACATTGAGCGCATGGCAGTTGGAGCCATGTGTGAGAGCGGCGAAATCTTTATCCGGCTGATCCGGCAACCGTTTGGCAATAGTGGCATTCCGTTTGCGCTGCAGCTGATTGAGTCTGACCAGCTGGATGAGACGTACAACGGCAACAGCACTGTGGCCGGCAATGAATGGCGCATGGGCGTTGAGGTTGATAAATGGGGCCGGCCGGTGCAATACGCATTCTTGGCGTCGCACCCTGGTGATGGCCCGTTCACTGGCAGCCCCGGCAAGCGGCATTTGATGCTGCCTGCTGGTGAGGTGATCCACCTTGCGCTGTTTGACCGGCCCGGCCAAACGCGTGGCGTGACGATGTTTGCCAGTGCAATCAAGCGGATGCACCATCTGAGCGGCTATGAGGAGGCCGAGGTGGTGCGCGCTCGTGCGGCTAGCTCACTGATGGGATTCATTACTAGCCCAGAGGGTGAGCTGATTGGCGATGAGGTGATCGACGGTGAGCGCGTCAGCAATTTTGAGCCGGGCACCTTCAAATACCTGCAGCCTGGTGAATCGGTCAGCGTGCCAAGCCTTGACGCACCTGATGGGCAATTTGAGCCGTTCACGCGGGCGATGCTGCGCGCTGTGGCGGCTGGCATTGGCTGCAGCTATGAAACGGTGAGCCGTGACTACAGCCAAACCAACTACAGCAGCAGCCGGCTGAGCCTGCTGGAGGATCGTGAGCACTGGCGCACGCTGCAGGATTATGTGATCAAGAATTTTCACCAGCCGGTGTTTGAGGCATGGCTGGAAATGGCGGTTATGAGCGGCGCACTGAACCTGCCGCTGTATGAGGTGGAGCCAATGCGGTTCAAGCGCATCAAGTGGGTGCCGCGCGCATGGGGCTGGGTTGATCCGCAGAAGGAAGTGGCGGCCTATAAAGAGGCGATCCGCTGCGGCTTTAAGACCTTGGCGCAGGTGGTCAACGAGCAGGGCGGTGATTTGGATGAGTACCTGCTAGCCCGCAAGGCTGAGCTTGAAAAGCTTGAGGAGCTTGGTATCGCGGTCGATACAGATCCAACGGTGATGAATGCTGGCGGCAGTTTCCAGACTGCGGCGCCTGCCATGGTTGATCCGCAATCGCCTGAAGATGATCTAGTTGAGGATTCATCGGATGATGAGTCCTATGATGACGACATCAGCTGAGATAAAGATGGACGCCGCTCGGCCGTATCCAAACGAGCACGCTGCACGGCTTACTGACCCTGAGCAGTATGACGAGCTACGGCGTGAAAACGACGCAGGCGGCGAGGGCGTTGATTTTATCTACGGCATTAAGGGCGAGACAAGCGAACTGCAAGCCATACGGTTTCGGGTTGAGTTTTTCGACGCTGATCAGGCCCGTGCTTGGCTGGACGAGAACGATTATCAACCCATCGAATTTGAGGAGGCTACTGGCGTGACAGAAGAGCGCAATCTGCGCGATCTGGAGGGCAACTATCAGCGTGCTGAACTGACCACCTTTGCGGAGGTTGAAGAGCGCACGTTTGAGTTTCCCTTTAGCTCGGAATATCCGGTCGCTCGGTATTTTGGCAATGAAATCCTGAGCCATGACCCTGCTGCTGCTGATCTGGGGCGGCTGAACGATTCAGCTCCATTGCTGTTCAATCACAACCCTGATCGTGTGATTGGTGTGGTGGAGCGCGCGTACATCGACGGCAAAAAACGCCGGGGCTATGTGCGCGTGCGGTTTAGCCGCAACCCATTCGCTCAGGAAGTCCTAGGCGATGTGAAGGATGGCGTTCTTAGGAATGTCTCCTTTGGCTACTCCATCGACACAATGGAGGAGCGTGGCAGTGGCGACTTTGTTGCTACTGCTTGGACGCCCTACGAGGTGTCCGTTGTTTCTGTGCCAGCTGATCCCTCCGTTGGGGTTGGCCGTTCACTAGAGACTGACCTCAACGCTGCCTCGGCAGCACCTACACCCGATCCCATTCCTGAAATGGAAAACACCACCCCTGATCTGGCAGTGGTGCGGGCCGAAGCCATGGAGGCTGAGCGCTCCCGCATCGCTGGTATCACCGCTCTGTGCGACAAGCACGCTATGGGCGACCTTGGCCGTCAAATGATCGAGTCCGGCCGCTCGATTGATGAAGCCCGCGCTGCGGTGCTTGACAAGCTGGGCGCCAAGCCCGTTGAGGCCGTCAAGCCCGTTGAAATGGATCAGCGCGATGCTGCCACCTACAGCATCAGCGAGGGCATCCGTGCCGCTCTGAGCGGCGACTGGTCTTCTCGTGAGGCCGGCTTGGTCCGCGAGATCAGCCAGGAAGTGCAGAAGCAATCTGGTTTTGCCCAAACCGGCAAGCGCGGTTTCTTCGTGCCTTTCTCTGCACTGGCTAAGCGCGCCACCTATGTGACCTCTGGTGCTACCACCGGCGGCAATCTGGTGGCCACCGATCTGATGGCCGATGAGTTCATCGAAGCTCTGCGGAATCAGTCGGTGATGCTCAACCTGGGCATCCGCACCATGACCGGCTTGGTCGGTGATGTGGCGATTCCCCGTCGCAGTGGCGTCGCGTCGACCTATTACCTGTCGACCGAAACCACCGCGATCACCCAGAGTGAGAGCACTTTCGATCAGGTGACGCTTCAGCCCAAGAATTTGGCAGCCCTGTCTAAGTACAGCCGTCAGACTCTGCTGCAGGCCACCCCTGGCATCGAAGACCTGGTGCGCCGTGACCTCACCGATGGCATCAACCTCGGCATTGATCTCGGCATCCTCAACGGTTCCGGTTCTTCCGGTCAGCCCACCGGCATCCTGAACACCTCCGGCATCGGCTCGGTGGCTCTGGGCACCAACGGCGGCGCAATCACCGTTGAATCGCTGGTGGATCTTGAGGAGCAGGTGCTGATTGACAACGGTGCTCTGAATCGCGACAGCATCGCTTACGTCACCAACGCCAAAGTGCTGGCTGAGCTGAAGAAGCTGCGTGCTGGTGGTTCTACCGCCGGCGATGGCACCTTCCTGGTCAACAATGACCTTCAGGCACTTGGCCGCGGTCCTACGCCTGCTGCAGTCAACGGCTACCCGCTGTATGTGACCAATCAGGTGCCTAGCAACCTGACCAAGGGCAGCAGCAGCGGCGTCTGCTCGGCAGTGCTGATGGGCGACTTCTCTCAGGCCATGGTTGGCTTCTGGGGTAACGGTCTTGAGATCGTTGTGGGTGAAGACTCCGACGACTTCAGCAAGGCTCTGACCAGCGTGCGCGCCATCGTCACTTATGACGTGGCAGTGCGTCACGCCGAGAGCTTCGCGGCCATCCTTGACGTAACCACCTGATAGGGAGGCGGGGCCGGGCAACCGGCCCCCTTTTTCTTTATGCGTGTTTTGATTGTTCGGACTTGCTGCGCACAACAGCAGCATCTTGAAGAAGGCAAGGTCTACGACCTTGACAACAAAGTGGCCAATGAACTGCTGCGCATGGGTCGCGCCACTGACGCACCTGCTGAGGTGGTGAAGCCTAAGGCGGCGCCAAAGAAGGCAAAAGCCGATGGCGATCTCTGAAGATCTAAACGTGTTTTTGGCAGATTTCGGCGTCAGCTGCACGGCTGGCGCCGTTACTGCACAAGGCATCTTGGATATGCCGATGGAGGTGCTTGCGGGTGATCAGGTGCTGAGCACTGATTACACGTTGACGGCGCGCGCTTCTGATTTTGGCGATCTGCAGTATGGCGCTGAGATCAGCGTGAATGGCGTGCCGTACACGGTGCGCGAGACGCGGCTGATTGATGATGGCGCGTTTTGCCAGATCGGACTGATGCGCAGCGTGGCCACAAGCTTGGCTGAGCCTGATACTCCGATTGATGGCGGTGATGTGGATGATGTAATCACCGACCTAGGCAATGAACAGCTAAATCCTGAGTTTGATGGTGGCAGCGCTTCTAGCAGCTACCTTGAAGGCAATGATCTTGATGGTGGCGCGGCATGAGCAGCATTGCACGCATCCGGCTGCGGCGTGATACAGCTGCAAATTGGACTAGCGCCAACCCAACGCTGCTGGCCGGCGAGATGGGCGTTGAGACTGATACGCGGCGCTACAAGGTCGGTGATGGCAGCACTGCTTGGGCCAGCCTTAGCTACTACATCGAGGGCGTGCTAGCCCGTGGGCAGGCCAGCAAGACCACAAGCGGCACGATTGCGATTGCCGAAGCTGGCACCTATCAAAGCACTGGCTTGACTGCCACATTTGATAGCGCAACTGACTATCAGGTCGTGCTGGGCACTAGCGATACGTTTGGCCTAAAGAATGACAGCGGTGCAACCAAGCTGTTCATGGTGCAGGCCAGCATGGACGCATACGCTGGCAACAACCACACGCTAGGCATCAAGCTGGCAAAGAATGGCGTTGGCATTGACCAGTCTGAGTGCCGCGCGTTCAGCGGTTCCACTGGTCAGATTGCAAAGCTGTTTTGTTTTTGGATGGTTGAACTGGCCGATGGTGATGAGGTTGCGCTTTATGTGAGCAACATCAGCGACACCACCACGATTCAGTTCCAACGCGGCAGGATCAGCGCCATTGAGGTGAAGGCATGACCACCAAGCGCGAGCAGATCCTGAGCGCTATCAAGACGGCATTGACCGGCACCACTGGCGTCGGCACACGGATCTACCGCAGCCGGGTGGAGCCATTGGCTCGGCAGGAAAGCCCGGCCATCGTGATTGAACCGGTGAGCGATACAGCCGAGCAGAACACTGCGCTGCCCACGCTGGACTGGAGCCTGACGGTGCGCGTTGCGGTGATCGTGCGCGGCAACGTGCCGGATCAGCAGGCTGATGCCACTGTGCAATCAATGCACAGCAAGATCATGGCCGACCTAACGCTGGGCGGTTATGCCATTGATGTGCAACCGCGATCAGTCAACTTTGACCTAGTGGAAGCTGATCAACCTGCCGGCGTGATTGCGTGTGAGTATCTCGTGCGATATCGCACTTCTGTCACGAATCTGACTACAAGCTGACCCAGCTACGATGGGTGAAAGCTTCAACCTTTAGGCCAAGCCATGCCGCTGCTATCTCGCCGCCAGCTGCTGCTGGCCAAAGCTGAGTCAACCTACGGAACTGATCCCACACCAACATCCGGCAGTAATGCCATCTTGGTGCGCAATATTGAGGTGACACCGCTGGAAGCTGACACGGTGAGCCGTGAGCTGATTCGCCCCTACCTCGGCCAATCGGAGCAGCTGCTGGCGCAGACCCGCGTGCTGGTGAACTTTGAGGTTGAGCTGGCCGGATCTGGTGCAGCTGGTACGGCTCCGGCCTATGGCCCGCTGCTGGAAGCCTGCAGCATGACCGAAACCGTTAGCGCTGGCGTCAGCGTCACCTATGCGCCTAACAGCGATGCAGCGCCTGGATCAGTCACGATCTACTTCAACAACGATGGCGTGTTGCACAAAGCCACTGGCTGCCGCGGCACCTTCTCGCTGAACTGCGCCGTTGGCGAGATTCCGACCATTGCGTTTGAATTCACTGGCATCTACAGCACGCCGACCGACGTATCAGCTGGCACCCCTACTTATGCCGATCAAGCTGACCCGGTGCTGTTTAAGCAAGGCAATACCACCAGCTTTCAGGTGTTCAGCTATGCCGGCTGCCTGCAGAGCTTTACGCTTGAGATGGCCAACGAGCTGGTGTATCGCGAGCTCGTTGGATGCACAAAGGAAGTGCTAATGACCAACCGCGCTCCTGCTGGTGAGGTTGTGATCGAAGCCGTTGCCGTTGGCACTCACAACTTCTTCGATGATGCAACCGGCAGCAGTACTGGCAACCTTACATTCCAACACGGCCAGACCGCTGGAAATATCGTTACCTTTACAGCTGGCCAAATCGACATCGGCAACCCGTCTTACAGCGATCAAGACGGCATTCAGATGCTGACGCTGCCATATATTGCCACTCCGACCGATTCGGGCAATGATGAGCTCGAGCTCGTCTTTACCTGATCGCGTGGCTTTTGTTCTCAAGCAGTCCGATTCCTACACCTGGCCGGTAAGCATCAAGCTGCCGGCCAATGGTGGCAAAAGGGAGCGGCAGACTTTTGACGCGGAGTTCAAGCGGCTGCCGCAAAGCCGGATCAATGAGATTCAGGAGCAAGCTAACAAGCGAATCAGAGCCGCTGAGCGCGGTGAAGATATCGGCGACGGCATTAGCGATCAAAGCATTGCCGATGAGATCCTTGTGGGATGGGACGGCATTGTGGATGGTGACGGTGAGCCGGTGCCATTCAGCAAAAGCAGCAAGGCGCAGCTGTTGGACGTGCCATTCATGGCTGGCGCATTGATCGAAGCCTATTTCGAGTCGCTGGTGGAGGCGAAAAGAAAAAACTAATCGGCGCCGCTGAGCACTGGCTGGGTGGCACTGAGATCGACGACACAGCCAAGGATGCAGCGGTGCTAGGCATTGAGCCACCACCTAGCAAGCAAGCCAAGGATTTCGAGGTGCTGCCAGAGGCATGGCCTGCAGTGTGGGCATTTTTGCGTGTGCAGACGCAATGGCGCGCCAGCTCTGGCGCTGTACTTGGTCTGGACTATGGCGCCGTGCGTTGGGTGTTTGAGCTGTATGAAATCAGCGAGCCAACGCAGACCCTTGCAGACCTGCAGATTATTGAGGCTACAGTGGTTGCAGGCTTGAACAAGCGCGGGAAGTAGCGGCCATGGCGTTGGACATGACAACCGCGCTGACCATCAAGGCGAAGGTTGATGGGCTGCAGCAGCTCGGCGGATTAAATAAAGGGCTGCAAGGCGTTAGCAAGCAATCAAATGCAGCGGCTACGGCCATGGGCCGATTAAAAGGCGCAGCAGCTGGTGCATTGGGCGCCATGCGCAGCTTTTTGCCTGTACTGGGCGTTGGCGCGATGGCCAAGTTTGCCAAGGACAATATCGACGCTGCTGATGCAATGTCGAAGATGTCGCAGCGGACTGGTGTCGCAGCACCAACGCTCGATAAGTTCCGAAAGGTGGCTGAGCTTAGCGATACAAGCATTGACGGATTAGGCAAAGGCTTCAAGACGCTGGCCAGCAATATGTACGATGCGCAAACCAAGGGCACTGGCCCGGCTGCTGATGCATTCGACAAGCTTGGCATCGCCATCACCGATTCCAACGGCAAGCTGCGCGAATCTGATCAGGTGATGCTGGACATCGCTGACAAGTTTCAGCAGATGGCGGATGGCCCTGAAAAGGCTGCGCTTGCCGCTGATCTGTTTGGCGCCAAGATCGGTGATGAGCTGATTCCGCTACTAAATAGTGGCGGCGATGCGGTACGCAATATGGGCACAAGCCTGACTCAAGAGTTTGCAGACAAGGCAGCGGCATTCAATGATCGGCTCGAGGTGATGCAAGAGAAACTGGGTGATCTTGGCCTGCGATTGACCGAGGCATTGCTGCCAGCGCTCGAGAAACTGGTTGGAGTTATGGAAGGCATTGGCGCGGCATTCAGCACACTGCCGCAGCCTGTACAGGATTTGGCGCTTGGTTTTGCTGCCATTGCCGTTCCGGTTGCAGCGCTTGCAATCCCCCTCGGCGGCCTTGTCACGGTGTTTGGCGCCATTGGCACAGCCTTGGCGACTATCGGCCCGATTTTGGCCGGCATTCCTGCGTTGATTGCTGGCTGGGCTGGCGCTATTGGCCCGCTACTGGCCAGCCTTGGCAGTCTTGGCCAGATCTTGATCGGTGTATTTTCCGGCCCGGTCGGCTGGATTGCACTGGCCGCTGCAGCCGGTGTGGCTATCTACGCATTCCGTGATCAGATCGGCGCAGCCTTCCAAGCCATTGGCCAGTTCATTGCTGACGCGGCCATGGGCTTCAAAACCGTGTTTATCGATCCGGTCATTCAGCTTGGCCAGCAGGTGATTGATTTCTACATCAACACCTGGACAGGTATCTTCAACTTCATCAAACAGCCATTCGAGCAAGGCATCGAATTCATCAAGCAGAACTTTGTCACGCCGATTCAAGACGCTATCGGCGGCATCATCGATTCGATCAAAGGCGCATGGGCCGGGCTTAGCCAAGCATTGTCGTCTCCGTTTGAGGCTGCCGCAACAACGATCCGCGGCGTGCTCAACACTGTGATCGGAGGGATTGAAAGCACGATCAATGGCGTGATCAATGCGATCAACAACCTAATTCAAGGCGCCAACAACGTAGCCTCTACTGTTGGCCTGCCCAGCATCCCAACACTGCAAAGCGTTAGCTTGCCACGCTTCGCTGATGGTGGCGTTGTCACCGGGCCGACCATGGCGCTAGTGGGTGAGGGCGGTGAGCCTGAATACATCGTGCCGCAGTCCAAGGCTGGCAAGTTTGCCGCCAACTGGATGGCCGGCGTGCGCGGTGCTGCCGCCATTCCGCGCTTTGCTGAGGGTGGCGTGGTAGTCCCAGCATCGGCCAACGTCAACATCCAGACCGGGCCCGTCACCCAGATGAACGGCACCAACTACGTCACCACGCAAGATCTGAGCCGCGCCGTGCAAGCTGGCGTTAATCAGACCCTGAGCTTGATTGCAGGTGATGGCAGCGTGCGCCGCCAGCTGGGGATGGCGTGATGGCTCAGTACGACCTGCTTTGCTTCCTTGAGTATTACGCTGACCGAACCAGCGTGTACGACGCCAGCAGCGGCAAACGCGCGCCGACGCGGCGGTGGCAAAACTTCTATCAAGTGCCGCAGGATTTATCAGTGGTTGATTCTGACGTGCAAGGTACGTTTGTCTACATCCCGTTTACGGCCTCAGGTTTCACGCTTAGACCTGCCACAAGCATTGGCGAGTTGTCGATTGAGATTGCAGCAACTGGCGACATCATCGATCTGACTGATACCGCGATTGGCGCCGGGCGATTGGTGATCGCATCGCTCTATCTGCAGGATGCTGGAAAGGATGAGCTTGATGCTG